CCGTAGACGCTCGATCTCGGCATCGCAAAGCGGAGTGGTTGACTGCGTGTCTTGGAAGAACTCTTCGGCTGGTGTCATGGCTCAAAATGGTTTTTGGTTGGTCAGAACGGAATGTCATCTTCAGGTCCAAGCGGATCGTTAGCTGATACCTTCTTCTGTTGCGGTTGTGGTCGCTGGTCTAAGTCACTGTAGTTTCCCAGAATAGCTCCCTTCTTACCTTCTTGTCTGGCTTGCTTAGATACAGACTGAACTATCATACCGTCATTGCCGTATTGATCGCGGCCAGCTTTGTTAGCTATCAATGCAATGTCCAAATAAGTTCCAGACTTACCTTTAAACAGGAATGTCTTATCAATCTTCGTAACGTCAATCTTGCCGGTTAACATGGTGTTTATGGTGTTTGATTGCTGCCGAAGGTTAGTCTCTCAGGTTGTTTAGGGTCTTGCAACTCTTGTTTAGAGTTTCTTTTAACTATCGAAGTCTGCGTCAGAGAATCGGCAGAACTGCCCATCGTACCAAAGCTTGACCACTCCGCACTCACCGTCGCGTTGTTTGGCGACGACAATGATTGCCTCTCCCTTTGGTTGATTGCGGTCTCGGTTAAGGAGCAGCACCAAGTCAGCGTCTCGCTCAATCTGACCGGAGTCCGCTAGATCGGTGAGTTTTGGGGCGCGACCTTTGTCTTTCTCGTTTTCGCGGTTCAACTGAGCCAACGCGACGATTGCTGTCTTGGTATCGACTGCAACAGACTTCAATTTACCAGAGACTTCAGCGATCTCATAAGTCTTCTTCTCGGCTGCTTTTGAGCCATGGATCTTCTGTAAGTAGTCGATGATTACCAGCTTGATTCCCCATTTTCGGACGGATCTTCGGATAAGAGCAGTAATCGACGCGATATTAGAGACCGAAGAGCCGGAAGCGAAGTGGAGCGGACTGGCAGCAATCTTCGAGTTGGCAACGCTCATAGAGCGGAATCCAGCTTCGGTCATCTCTCCGGTCTTGATGTCCTGCATTGGAACTGAGCCAACACTTGAAACCATTCGACGCACGATTGATTCGTCAGACATCTCCAGCGAGATGAAGAGCGTCGGAACTTTCGAGCGAACAGTTGCGGCTTCTGCTATGGCAATCGCCATCGCGGTTTTACCGATGGAAGGTCTGGCAGCCAAGATCGCAAGCTCTCCAAGCTGAAAACCATCGGTCATTTTGTCCAAATAATGAAAGCCGGAAGTCACTCCGCTAAGTTGCCCCTTCCGGTTAAAACGCTCTTGGGTCGAGTCGATAAAACGGTTGACGACTGACTTTGAGGTTTGAACCGCATCCTTAGAGACCTCAACGCTGAGTCCTGCTTCGGCATTGGAGACGATTTGATCGACGGATAGGGTCACCACAGCGGACTCGCGTATCAGACGGTCTCCAGCGAATCGCAGCTTCCTCCGGTGGTGAGCTTCCAAGACGCTCTTGGCGAACATCGAGTAGCTTGCTGGTGATGGGCAGAGTTCATCGCAGCGATTCCAAGTCTCGAAAGGTACGCTGTCGGCTGGTCGAGTCTTTTTCCATTCCTTCATCAACTCAGCCATGTTGACCGGCTTGGATTGGTGAACGATGGACTTCAAGACCTCATAGGTCGCGCTGAGTTGGTCGTTCTGGATCGCTTCGCTTGGGACATCAGCGAAAGCTTCAAAGCAAACGTCTGAGCCACCAGAGATGCACGATCCAATCAGACCAAACTCATCTTCTTCAGAGTAGAATGGATCGCTCATGAGATGTAGTCCGCGAGATTCGTTGAGAGAACAGTCTTCGACGCAACTTGCATTGGAAGCGAAGGCTGCTGGCTTTGCTTAGATCGAAAGATTCCAGCCCAATTTGAAGCGATTGCATGGTCAACAATGCTTGGGAATTCAGCAGCGGAAAACTCGTTGGACCACTGAGTCAAAGCTTTTGAGAGTCCGGTCTTCTTGTAGGCTTGTCTCCTTTCGGATTTGTGTTGCAACCAGAGCTTCACAGCTTGGAGGCAGTTCTCGGTTCTGAAGCTTTCAGGAAGTTCAACTCCGAAGCCAACATCCCACGGCGACTTTGGAGCCGCTGTATCTTTCTTTATAGGAGTAGGAGTAGGAGATGGAGAGTTGACTTCCGGTTGCAACCGAATTTCAACCACGGTTGAACCGCTGTTGGATTCCGGTTGGGTATCCGGTTGAACCGCTGTTGACGCAAGCTTTCTCGATTCTGCGGATTTACGACCTTTTTCCGATTGTTGCTGCAAGAATCGGTCTCTCTCGCTTCTAACTGCTTCGAGTCTTTGATTCCTAAGCAACCCATCTTCGCACAACCGGAACTTATCCAGTACGTCAACCGAGACGCAACCGCCGGTCAACCGCTGTTGCTTTTCGGTTTCAACCGGAATTGAACCACGGTTCCATTGATGGCAGAGAAGTCGGATGAATTGACCAACCTCTTCTTGCGACATTTCCAGCGTACCAGCTAAGAAGTCATCAGCGTAGAACTGAAACGCTGGAGCTTTACGGGTTTTCTTGTCTTCGTTCATGCTACAAACAGAAACCCCATCCAGTCTGTGGTAGGAACTCCCGCACAAGCAACGGGACGTACACAGAAAGGATGGGGATAAATTGGTTGAACATGGCTTGTGTTATGGTTTGCCAACGCTCGCTTCCTACGGCTCGCGCTGACCACTGACTTCTAGCTCGGCATTGGACTTTCGTCCAGCGTGAACTTATCGAAAAATTCGGCTCTGGTTCGGACGTAAAACTGACCTTCCTTTTGGTAGATCACGCAGAGCCGCTTGGTCTCACCAATGCGGAGTTGCGCTTCGGAGATCAACTCAACGACCAGTTCAGGGTTTGTTTTTGAGCGAAATTGCATCTGTTGGGTAATAGTGAAGCGTTGGATAATTACCGCGAGTTTTGGTGTCGATGCGGAACTTCTTGGACCGCATCAAACCAAGCTTAACGGATCTACCGAGAACTTGACCGGCAGCGTTTGGAGTGACACCCCATTCATCTGACCATTGAGCAGCCGTCTTCCAGCCTTCTGGAACCTCTTCGGGTTGTTTCTGGATGGCAGACCGGAGTTGCTTCAAAAGCTCGGCAGAGTCCATTTCTTTTCGTTTTGCGACCATTGGTGAAGGTAGAGTTGCGCTGAGTTGTCGGTGTATTCCCCAAAGACTATTCCATGAGACCAAGCTAAGGTTGATCGTCGTTTTCCCGCATAATCCATCGCAGGAATATCCGCAAGCGTTCCAACACAAAAGCCAATCGGATTTGATTGAGTTCGACCAGTTGCTTGACCTGCTCGGTGAGCGTGAGCCACAACGCAATTGCCAAAAGTCTCGGCTGAATCACGCAGGAAGTTCTCACTATACAGGACACCGTGTCCCCATCGAAATCCGCCCAACCGATAGAACGAGCGATCAAGTGCGTCGTTGTATTTGATAAATGTGTGACAGTGTTTCTCAATTGGTTTCAACATTCGTTCCCATACAGCCTCAGCAAATCCTCTTACAACAGCGTTGTGATGATTCATATATTTCTTAGCTCGTTCATCATGGTTTCCCATTGTGAATACTGTGGGACGTAACTCATTAAGGAACTTCGCTCCTTCTTGAATATCGTCCAGATAATCATCGGCTTGATCCGAGTCGTTTTGGTCTCGGAGTGAACCAGACCGCAATGCGGCAAGATCGTAAGCGTCCCCGAGATGGATTACTTCGTCGGGTTTGAACTTCTCTCGGAACAGCAGCACCGCAGCGAGTGCATCTTGATTGGCTCGGTTTCCATGACTGCAACCAATCGCCATGACTCGACGTTGGCTCTTTGTGATGTTCACAATCGGCAATAATCATAGAATTAAAGCTTAATCAAGACACACTCGCGTTGATAATAGTCTAATATGGTTACTTTACTCGGCTTTTGCCGTTGCGGACGCTCCAGACCCAATACTCTGACACGTTGTACCGCTGAGACAGTTCTCGCAGCGTGTAAGTGTCATTCGCTTTACGCACCGCATCAACGACTGACTGGTCAATGTGGCGACCGGCTGGACGACCCAGCTTTGGCTTTAGCTTACGCTTTGGACGATCCACTGTCTGGTGGATTCCAAGCAACTTTGAGATGGACTCCTTAGTTAGACCGAGTTTTTGCAGTATGCTCATTTTGGAATAGTTCTGGATGAAATGTGATAACGTGAAAATCAATAACGTGTCGTAGATATGCTCCCCAAGATTTGAAACCGAGTTTTGACGCTTCTTTTTGTAGTGCTGTGAGTGTTTTGTAATCCATCTCGAAAGATGTATTCACTTTGTCTCTGTTACTATCCAGTCGAAGTTGTTCTGCCATGAATCATTAAGTTCGTTGTATGTGTTATTCTTGATCTTCCATGTAGAAGGATCGCGTTTTGATTTAGTGTGGCGACAGACTAGTGATATTGTGAGTTGTGATATTTTAGTGTTACGGAGTTGGTGTTCTTGTGGTAGCTCGCGGAGTTTGGTAATCACGGCTTGTCCTCCTTTGCTCGCGTCCATTCTCCGTTCGCATCTGCAATCCGAATCTTTCCAGATTTTGTGACTCGGATTTGTAGCGAGTTTCTTCCCTGATGCTTTGGTGTTTCCAGAAGCAGCCATACCCAGCCCTTCTCTTTGTCGGAGAATCCGCGAATGACTTTTACGGCACCCCAATCGAATCCGTACTGCGTATCTGCGAAGTGGATTTGAGAAGTCACGGCTTGGCCTCCTTGGCTT